AAAGCCTAAGTGAGGATCAGCCTGACCGATGTAATTGAATTTCACGGGTTGCAAAGCAAGGATCTTCTGAAGTCCACCACTGTAGTTCTGGATGTTCTCCTTGACGTTTCTGTCTGAAGAGTTAACCCACGAACCAGCATCAGCATAAGCATTACCGTTGGAGTTGAATGTCCACGTTTGTAAGGCACCGCTCGTGTAAAGAACGATGTTTGCTCCAGTTGCATAGGAACCGGTGCTGTTCGTAAAGACCCACGAGTTGTCTGCAAAAGTCGTCCCTCTCAGTGACGCGGTCTTACCAGAAGCAAGAGCGATGGAGTTTGTCCACGGATCAGGCAGCGAAGGCGTAGCACCCGTCGGGCCCGTTGCTCCCTGTGGGCCTGTTGGCCCCGGAACAGTAGACGCTGCGCCGGTAGGTCCCTGCGGGCCCGTCGGTCCGGGAACCGTTGATGCTGGGCCAGTAGCACCCTGCGGGCCAGTAGGTCCGGGATTTCCTTGTATCCCCTGATCGCCTTGTATACCTTGCGGGCCCGTCGGCCCCGTAGGTCCGGCAATGCCTGAAGCCCACGAACCGTCGCCTCTCAAAAAGGTCGTCGTGTTGTTGGGGATGTTTTGGATCTGCGTGAAGCCTGCTGAGGTATTCGGGAAGTAATAAATATTGGAAGCGATGCCGCCAGTCAAAACCCTGATTGCATAACCATTGGCATTAGAAAACGTAGAGCCGTTTCCGTTTGTTAGGGAAGATGTTCTTTCAACGACAAGCGCCTCGGCTGCAAATGCACTGAAGTAAGCGCCTTTAACTAACGGAGATCCGGCTCCATTTGGAACCTTAAGCGTGAATTGACCAGAGGCACCGCCTAAAAACTGAACCGCACAATCCGCATAAGGGTAATTAACGGCATTGACACTCAGGATCTTTGTGTCGTAACCAGATACACCCATCGAGAACCACGGAGTCGTGCCACCGTAAGTCGTGTAGCCCTGAATCTCAAGGTTGTTGGAGTTGTTGATCGTGATACGGTCTGATCCAGTACCAGAGGCAATCTCTCCTCTGAGATATGCAGCAGACGCATATAGGCCACCAGAGGTCTTATCGAGATACCAACCTGCCGTTCCATAACTGGAAGAGGTCGGAGGAATAGGACCGTTGTAGTTGTCAGAAAGAATGCTCTGAAACACAGAGGCAGCTATGGGTCCTGTCCACGCCGTCGAATTAGCAGGCACTCCATCTACCGTCACTGCGTTAGCGTTGTATCTTCCCTGTAGATACCAAAGCACCTGACCGATAGAAATGCCGGGAACCGTAGACGACCAACCAGCGGGAACCGCAGATCCGGATGTCGGTGTTGAGAAAGAAGGTGTGGATGCGGTTTGTGACTGAACGAGATAAGCGTTAATAAAGGCGATGCCTATGAGGCCAGATCCACCTGTCGGTCCAGAACTTCCGGTCGGCCCCTGACTTCCTGTAGGGCCCTGATCTCCCGTTGGACCCTGACTTCCTGTAGGTCCCTGTGCGCCCGTAGGACCTGCCATTCCTGTAGGCGACCACACAAATGCTGCGCTCGTAGCCGACAGTGCGCTCTTAGCTGACTCATTGGAAACAGAAAAGGCGAAGTACCACGTTCCACCGGCTATCTGTAGATTCTGAAACTTAACCGTACTTGAGTTTGCAAATGTCGATCCGTTGCTCAGGATTTGAGAGCTGATGACTTTCCAGTCTGTTGCAGCAGGAGTCGCAGAACTTGTATAGAACAATGTGACGGTAGTGACTCGACCTACAGTCGGCATCGTGCAAGTAGCCGAGAATGTAGGAGGCGCAGCAGAAGGTGCAAGATCGCCTAAGACCGGAGCATTCAGACTCGAGAAGTAAGTCGGAGACGGCAGACTGGAGTTAGGCGCAGGAGCAAACGCTGTAATACTTGAGTCGTTATAAACATCAGCATTGTATTCAGATAGTTCTAATGTAGCTCCTAAGTTCCCGTCATCTACCGTAGCCTCGGATACCTTCATGACTCGGAAGAGCTTGTTTGTCCATCCGTAGTCTGCGTTTGTAATGTCAACCACATCACCAGCATCGACTTGTATGCCCGGATATGTCGAGGTGATGGTGACGATGAGATCTTCTCGTGCCTGCTCTAATCGCCTATTACCGAGATACTGGGCTTGCACAGAGTTGTTGCAAAAATCTAGGCTGGTTGTTTGTCTGTTATCAGGTTCGTTGGGATACCTTAGGCCCGCAGGTGTCTCAAGAAACACCATATCGGGCTGATCCCGATTGTCTTTAGATGGAAACTCAATTTGTATCTGATTGATCTGCTGATTAATGTCAATCGCAGAGACTCTGATCTCACCGATCAAGTTTGAGTCATTGAACGAGAATGTAGAACTATCGGCTTTGTTGATAATGATCGACCACAGCCCCGAGGCGGCGTTGTAAGCCATCCAACTATCAGAGCACTCCAGCATCTTCTCAACGTTATCTAATACTGGCCTTCCCGTGTCTATGACACCGTTAATTCTGTAGCGAGCTTGTGTGGCCGATCCGCCGCCAGAAGGCGTGTAAGTAATGGTCTGATCCGAGTAAGTATTAAGAGCTGTCGCACTCGTAGAGTCCACGAGACCAGTCATGCCTGCGCCGTAACGCTCGTCTGTCATGTAGTCGTACCACGCATCGCCGGGTTTACAAACAGATCCGCCTTTAGGAAGGTGCGTGCAGTAAAACGTTATGGGCTGTAGGCCTGTCGTGCCTGCGTCAGCGTTGTAATTCAGCTTGACGATTGCAAACGCTAATCCGTTCATCTGACGGCCAGATGCAGGCCAGCGAAGAGACGCGGGGATCTCAGATCCGCCCATCGTTACATTAGGCGCGGTTCCGTTTACAGGAGTAATAACGCCAGCATTCGTAGATGTGTAAAGACTGATGTACAGATTGCCCGAGATCTTGTCATCGACATTACTTGCACCATCGGTCAGGGATACTACTTTAGTCTGATCTACATTATCAAACGTGATTAAGCGATCACCGTAGTAAAACTTTTGCGTGTCATAAGTAAAGGTTGCAGACGCGTCCGACGAGATAGAACTTATGGCTATGACGTAGTACATCGTCTTTTGATCGGTTGTCAGCACCGCATCGACAAAGGTTCCGCCTAGCCACGCGCTGCCATAAACGACAGGGATGGAATTACTGTTAGCAGGAGGCATTTGCTGCCTAGCGCCCATATCCTGAGCCTGCGAGGGCTTGTTACCAAAAGCTCGCGTAACGACAAATGAAACCGCAAAGTTGATTGCAAAGGTCGCGGCTGCAAGACCAATAGATCCTAATGCAGCTCCGGCAGCGGCCATTGATCCATAAACTGCGCTTAAGACAATTGATGCTGGCATGATCTACTCTCGAAAGAAGGTCGCTTGCAAGGGCTTGAATTTATATTTCGTGTAGTCTATTTCCGGGCTAGATGGCATCAGGCTTGTACACACAATGTCCACACGTTTTTGATCCAGCATGTACTGAGCGAGTTGATTAAACCTTAACCACAATCTCCCGCCGATACTTGTATTTCTGTACTCTGGCATGACCCACCACGCCACCTCGTGAAGCTCTCTTATGTGGCGGTTCCAAAAGTTCCTGCCAACATAAGCCGCTAAAAACCCGCGAAGATTGTCATCAACAAGAACAAATCCTCGACCGTTAATCATTTGATCGAATAGATTTTTAACCTGATCTATGTTCTGATTTTCTTGTAGCGCCTTGATACCGGCTTCTTTTGCGTAGGCCTTCATCATCTCAATGAAGTGAGGCAGATCGTATTTTGTAGCGTATCTCATCGTCCGATAAGGTCCGTATCTAATTTGCGTTGAATATCCGTCTCTACACCAACAACCACATCCGATCCCGGTGCTGATTGAGAGCCAGATTGCGGTGGAGCGCCAAAGTCAAAATACTGTCCAGCAATCGCCGCAACTCGACTCATGCTTGTATCGCCCGAGTATTGTTGTTGCCAGCTATTTACGTTCGTGCGAATGCCTGCGATCCTGTTTTCCAAAATAGCCCGGAAAGAGGCGCAAGAGATCGACGCTGTAACCGTTCTGCTTCTTAATTGCTCGTTCCAATCCTCAGTCAGGCTGATGTTGGAAACAATCCCCTGATAACGCTTGAAGAACTGTGTGCTAGGGCTTGTGATGATCTGATAGTTAGAATCAAAGAACCCTCGCCAGATCTCAACAGTTGAGCCCTTGATGTTTGAGCCTAAGACCAATGATACGTTCGTCGGGTCAATGCCTATAAGGCCAATTACCATATCAATTGATGTGGCCTTGATTTCTCGATTGACTGCACCAACAGACAAAAGACTTCCCAGATTTGAGAACGTCGTGCCGCCAACCGTAATAGGAGCAGCAGCGTTACAAAATGCGTAAGTTGTTGTCGATGTCGTAAGTTTTACAAATTCACCGTGAGTAATGCTTGCGCTATTTAGCGCTGTCATTGGCGTACTCACTGGACGTTCTCCCTAAAGACAAAGTCTGAATTCCACTCTACGAAAGCGCCGTTAGTCATCGGGTTTAACGTGTAAATAGGACAAGACTCCGCAACCACAGAGAACGTGCAGGAAGCCCCTACAGCCGTTAATGTGCCCGTAGAGGGTGTTCCTATCACCGGGCGATGTAACGTGACGCTAACGGTCGATCCTGAGCCTCTCAGCACCTCTGTGGTGACCTTGTAGGGATAGTTGCCTATCTGGAGGAAGTCGCCAGCAGCAAAGACGACTGTGGACGCTGAGACAGCTGGAAGATTGCCGACAGAAATCGTTGTAGCGTTAGGCGCAGGAACGCTATCAAGGGTAAGGGCCGCAGCCTGTCCAGATGTGAGGCCGCCCTTGTACTCTGTGAACCACTGAAGATTCGTAGTGTTAAATGTGATTGTCGCTGCGGTTTGTCTATCTAGGTTGTCAATCGTCTGGATAACGTCTCTTACCTGCGGATAGTAAAGATAAGAATGAGGGCGAACCGTGAACACCCACGGAACCGAAGTTACATACTGCGCTGTCCTGACTTGCCCGGAGCGTGAGTATTGCTGACCAACCATTCGACGGTTATTAACCGTGATGGACTGGGAGATGTTTAAGATGGTCTGGAAGCTCATGCCCGGCCTCTAGGTGATAGTGATTTTTGAGCGTAGGCATTAGCTGCCCATACCGCTCGGTTGCTGCCCATAATCCGATCCTCAAAAGACTTTACGTCGATCGCTTGTATGTTGTAGTTGACGACAGTCCCGCCGCCAGAGAATCCGCCGTTAGGGACGATCGTTCCGCTTGCTTTAGGTACAAATAACTCGGGGCCTTGTTCTCCAACGATATAAGGACGGCCACTTGCTACAGGGCCACCTTCTGCTCTAAACAGTCCTGCGAACGATGAGCCGCCGGGAATCATTGCATCAATAAAACGATTGAGTGCTTTGGTAGCGAATCGCTGGAACAGACTTTGGGCAATATTCTTAAACGCCTGAGCGGCCGAGCTTCCTTTCATAAAGGCATCGACAATTTCTGCGCCTAAGCTCTTAAAGCCATCTCTTAGATCTTCTAGTAGTTCTTTAAGCGGATCGTGTTTTTTAGTAAAGTTTTCAAACGCAAGATCCACTGCCTTCAAATACTCTTTTTGATTTAAGAGGCCCGAATAAAATAACTTGTCTAACGTCTCGACTTCCTTCTCTAAAGCTCTTAAGGGATCTATTGTTTGCTTAATTTTCTCTGCGGCTTGTACAAGCGACTCCCAGCTTTCACCCATTAGTTTTGATGGCGTATCTCCAGCAGGTGCCTGAAAACTAAGAGCAAAGTCTTTTGACTCCTCTTTTACAAAGCCTTTTAGCTCATCAAAAATAGTCTGCATTTGTTCCTTAGTAGGAAGAAACGCATCAAGAAAGTTAGGCTTAGTCACATCCTCAGCGACTCTTTTTCCAGCCTGTAGCCCTATCAAGGTCTCTGCTTTTTTAGACGCTTCACCGCCGTACTTAGCAGCTTCAAACCTTAGCGCAGCATCCTCGCCTTCTCTGAGCTTTCTGATTTGCGCGTCTAAACTTTCTATGTAGGCTTTGGCACGATCCGCTTCTGATTTGGCAGCCTTTTCCGACTCTTTCTCTGCTTTTTTTAGGCTATCTGTTTTGGCATCTGCCGCTTCTTGATATGCCGTAATGACTCTAAGAAGCTGTTCTCTTAACTTCAGTCCTTCTTTTGTAGCTTCACCGCTTGCATTCTTTAGTCCAATAACAGCGTCACGAAGCTCCTCAAACGTTGCCTGACCTTGCTCAAACTTTCGTAGGGTGGAGAACAGTCTGGTAGCTTCTTGCTCTGAAATGCCCAGATCTTTTGCTAGCTTCTCAACTGGAGAATCCCTAAACAAATTAAAGATCTCGGGCAGCGCCAACTTCCACATCGGCGCGTATTCGTTTTGTACTGCTTTAGCAAATTCCTTGATCTCGTTTGTTAGCTTTAACTTTGAGATCTGCAACAGCTGGTCATAAAGCTCCATAAGAGCAGGGCCAGCTTCTTTGTGGTAACTCTCGGCTATTTCACTTAGCGATAAAGCGGCTTTGTTATTGGCCTCAATAAACTGAGTCGCCGCATCTGTCGCACCTTTTGTGGCATCGTCTAAGCCCTTAATGTCGCCTATGAGTTTCGTAATGCCAGCAGTAACAAGCGGAATCCCGACAGCCGCAAGAGCGCCCAGCACCACACCCATCGTGCCGAATCCACTAAGTAGTTGCGGTAACTGTTGAGTAAGGGCTTGTGCAGCAGAAGTTCCTGCGGCAACCTGCGTAGAGAAATCCTGAACCTGATAACCGATGTTCCTCAGGTTGTATTGAAAGTTCTTTTTGGCATTCGCCGCGTCATTGAGAGCGGAGGAATAATTTTTGGTTTGAGCGCTTGTAGACTCAAACGTACCGGCAAGCTCTTGAGCTTTCTTTTTGGCCTCGTCGGCACCCTTTTTGAACTCTGCGCTGTCTAGCGCTAGGCCGACCTGAAGGCCAGCAATCATCTTACCTGCCACGCTTCCCTCCTAGTATTTCAAGATACTCCGCCTTAAATCCGGGCAGCGAAGTAAAAGCCACAAAGTCGCGCTCTTGTCTTGTCATTTCTTTTGGAGGTACAAAATACGCCTCCATATGAGGGAAGAACTCTTGCGGTTTCATCGTCTTACTGCCTTTGGCCCACGATGACGCAAAGTTATAAACAACCGACATCAGATGAGACAAAAGTATTAGATTGTGTCTAGCACCAATCATCCCGTCTCGATACATCAATTCTAACGCTCGAATGGTCGCTACATCAAGGCTATCAAAGACTTCAGGACTTTGACCGTTGAATATGGCCGCTGCCCTGATTTGCAGATATAGCGACCCCGTTAGTTTTTTTTCGTTTCCTCGTAGTCCGGGTTAACCACAGACTCTATAGATTTCACGAGTTCTTTGATCTCGACCTCGGACAATGTATCGGAGATGTCCTCGTAAGAAAGCGCAAACAGATCGTCGCCTTCTTTGAATCCAACCAGTGAGATCATTGCGATCTCGCGCATCTTCATGATTGACTTGTAACGCGCTGCGTTCTTCATGCTAGAGCCGTTAACGACAACATCGTCATCTTTGACTTCAATACCGTCGTCTGTAGGCGAAGCGAACTCCCACAGCGACTTAATAAGGTCCTGATATTCGGCCTCTATAAGTTCTGGAGTTGGCTTGCGGAGCTTGTCCATCAGGTTTTTCATCTCGTTACGAGTTGGTACATAAACCTGAAGCTCTTGATTTGCAAAGTTGATTGTCTTGTATTTTTGACGCTGGAATGCGCCTAGTCTTTCTTGTAGTTTCATTTTCGTTTTGCCCTGTGTTTATTTGCCCAGTTATTTAAGTGTGTGCCTAAGTCCGATCTTAAGATCTCCAGCATATTAGGTATAGCTGATTGGAAACCTCGCTTTATAAACGGTCTAGCAGGCTGCTGTGCTGTGCCGTACTCTAAGGCTTCTGTGGCAGGCCTGTAATCGCCCTTCTCATCGTAATACTTGACACCAACATCCACATAGCCAAAAGCTAGCGTATTCTCGTTGAGATACTTCCTCTTCTTGTCTTTGCCGGAAGCTACTTTCGCGCCTACTCTGACGGTTGTCTTTAACCTACCGGTGTCCATAGGAGCACTTGCTTTTATGACATCCTTAGCAGGTACAACGGCTTTCCTAAGTGCAGGC